TCCCAATTAGCTATATGCTTGTAACTAGGTGGCTTAGGCAGAGTTATCGTATACTCCAAAACACCATCTAACCTAATCTCAACTTTTCGGTTAAAATCTTTAGGGTGCTGAGTGTTCTGACTTATTTTAGTTCTACCAACAGCCATATTAATCTAAAGCTTTTTCGTATGATGAACTTGATTCTATTTTACCTTTATCCTCTGGAAGCTCCCCAATCTGAGAATACATCTTATCTAACAACTCCTGGAGAGAAGACAATTTCTCACTAAACTTTAACCCCCTCTCTAAAGCCTTATCATCTTTATCGGAAAGCTCAGTAGCCTCATCGGAAACCTTATATGAATTTAATAACTTATTACCTTGCTCTATGAAATTCTTTAAAGACAAATAAGAATTAACCTTAGCTGTTCTTAAGGAGAACTCCTCTAACTTAGCCTCTAGTTTTTTGACATACTTTCTTACCCTTACATCCTTTATATCTTCTAGTTTCATTTTAGTTTTATTTTAAATGTGCGACCTTGCGCCTCACTAAATATAACAAAAAAACCCCGAAGTGAATCGGGGCTTAGCAAACAAATGAAAAACATGAAAAAGTAAAAGTTCTTATAAAGCATCAATTTTAGCTTTCACAGCAGCAACAGTTTCCGTGCAAGCAACAACATCAGCAATACCTAAATTATTTTCAGTATAATAAATGAAACAACCAGTTCCAGCAACATCTTCATCAATAGCCTCAATCTTAAATACATCCAAATCTTGAGTCCCAGTTGAAACATTAACAGTAATAACATCAGAGTTTAATAAAGCCTCTAAAACAGCCTTCTCATCAGTTCCTCCAGCCATATTACCATCTGTTGTAGATAAAGTACCAGTAGTAGTAGACGCAACAACCAAAGTGTTAGGAGAATCAGCTAAAGACTTATCAGCAACAATAGTAACAACCTCAGCAGCAACAGTAGCAGTGTACTCTGGAGTACTAGCGTAGTTATTAATAGCAACAGCTAAAGCGTGAGCTTGAGCCTCTCTACCAGCAGTAGTATCAGCCTCAGCAGGAATAGCAGTAGAAGTATCAAAAATACTAACACCATCTACAGTCAAGTCCGTAATAGTACCAGCACCAGAATCAAGAGAAACAGACCCAGTAGATGCAACATTCTCAGTCTCGATAATCTTGTCCGCATCTCCTCCGATTTTTAAAAATACATTCACATCCCCATTCACATCAGTCTGAATATTCTCAACCTGATTAGACATCACTACGTGATCTTTTCCGAATTTATCGGTGATTGCCACCGTTGTTAAAGTAATTGCCATATCTTATAATTATTTATATTTTAAAGTTACAAAAATTTTTTAGGTAGGTTATATTTCACTTCAATCAAAGCATCATCATAATCTACGTGCTTAAACTCCTCACCAGTCTCCTTGTCCATCATATAAATACTCCATCTATTACAACCGTAAAAGTATTTAGCATTATTATCATGGGCAATACGAGAACAAATGAACTTCTTACCAGAGATAGTTCGCTCTGTTCCGATCTTCCAAACAAAACCAGGGACACTCCCCAACTGCTTATTCAAAACAGTTAGCTGATAAACATCACCATGAACCTCTCTATGTATTGAATCGTCTTTTTCCATACCTATAACCAAATATAAGATATTTATTTTTTACCCTAAATGTGCAACAAAGAAAAACCCCTCAGAAAGAATTAACCAACTGAGGGGTAAAAGAAAGAATCAAATTATATGAAGAAATATCAAGCAAAACAAATGTACTAAAAATCTTCTATAGTTTTAACATCATACTTTAAATCTTTTAGCTTCCTTTGCTTTTTAGTAACCATAAACTCTTTCGGAGTAAAAGTCTTCTTAAAAATATCTGGAACAAAATGAATATTAGTATAAACCTTATGCTTATCAAATAACCAAGCTATCTTTTGCTTTGTAGCTCTAGTAGTGTTATTAGGATCAAAACTACCCTTAACCTCAGTATAACTGACTAAATCACAACCTAAACTATATAAAGGATGATGACCGTGCATTAATTTACAATCACTAGTGTAATCCATGTAAAAAACACCAACAGCTTTCTCTGTCCAATAAATCTTAAAGTCTGGAGTATAAACAATAGGCTTAGCTATAGTCTCCTCCTCGCGTTTTACTTTTGTCTTTAACTGTTTCTCATAGAACTTAGTATAACCATTCGTTAAAGTGAATGTCTCTGATTCATACTCAGCAGTTTCAATATAACCATACTCGCACAATTCACATAGCCAAAACAAATAATAAAACTCTTCGTCTGATTTTAAATCTGATAAATCTATCTCTGGGAAATAGTTATACGTGTTTACAGGTTTTCTCATATACTTTATAACATTGTTTACATAACTTTAAGCCATTATCATAAGCATACTTTTCCAACCTGTTCAAATAAGGCTTTCGCATTGATTCCTTCTTATAATTCAAAACCCGATGCCGATGCTCCTCTAAAAACTTTTCCTTATCTATAATTACCTCATGCACAATATAATATATTTATTTCGTTTTTTAAAATAACTAAGTGTAATTGAAACCTCAATCGTGGGGGATATAATTAATTACCTTTAGGTTTAGTATTTCCATATCTACGCAAATTCCTTTTCCACTCCTTTTCTGCTTTCTCGATTAATTCATCTCTTAAATTAAGGTAAGCTAAACCATAATCAAGTTTACAGTCTTTTAAATTTCTTTCGAGATACATTCCAATGTATTTTTCTTTTTTCATATCCCTAATTGTTTTAAAAGTTTCTTTAATTCTGATTTTTCTCTTGAAATATAATATCTATCTCTATAAATTTTGTCTTTATATTTTGTTAGTCTTGATCTTATAGAGTTTGGATATACATTCAAAGAAGAGGAAAAATCTTTCACGCAAGATTCAAAAATTATCTTAGTTTCTAAATCGTAAATAAATATAGTTTTCTTATTTGCTTCTGAAATTCTTTCCTTATGTTTTTTAGTAAAAACTTTACCCTTATTGGATTCAGAAATTTTATTTTTTGATTCTTCTGACAAAGGGTTTTTCTTTTTACCTTCTAATAATTTTCTTTTATGTTCTTCGCTTAATTTTATACCTTTTCTAGAATCGCTGATTCTTTTTTTAGTTTCATCCGTTCTTTTCATTCCAGTGTGAATCCTTTTAGTGGCTTCACCTATCTTCTTTTTAGTCTCTTCAGAATGAGTGTGATGCTTACTTTTTTCACACCCTACCATAGAATTAACTAAGTCGCAACCTAGTCTTTGAAACTCCTTTATCCATTTAAGTTCAAGCTTATCTAAATCTTCATAAAGACATTCTTCGATTACACAAATAGTAGGTGGAGTGTCTAAGCTTCTCAACCAACAACCTAAACGGCTTTTGTTTTTAGACGAATACCACAAATGCTGCTTTAATCTAAGTTCTAAAGATTTGATAGTTTGACCTATATATCTCAATCCTTTATGGTCATACAACCCATATATTAAACCCCTATCCATTTCAATATTTTTTTCAACTCACTCTTGTTTTTGATTGTGCCTTGGAAATAAAAATCCCCATTTTTCTCTATAGTTAAGTTGAAGTATATTTCTTCCTTCAGAACTTCTGTTGCTTGTGAAAGAATATACTCTCCATTAAAATACCTTAACCAATAATAATCGTTACCTCCTTGAAACTCAAACCCCAAACTTTCAATATCCGCGCGGTCTAAGTATTTGACTCTCCATTCTTTTAGGTTTTCTACTTCATTCAATGTGAAATGAGAAATCTCTATTGGTATATGCTTCCATTCTCCAAACCCATTTAATATCTCACATTCAAATCCAACGTAGAACTCTTCTTTTTCGGGGGTGTAATACTTACTCATTGTTTATTTATTTTAATTTAGTGAGAGAAGCGGGATTCAAACCTTCAATCTTAGCCCATCTCATATTCTCTAAATGTGCTTGGTTCGACCAATATACGCTATTGCATATAATCTATCTAACAAATAATAATTTATATCTAAAAACATATAAAAACTCTCCGATGTCCTCCAAGTGGAAACATTTTAACCTAGCAGTAAAACTAAGTGGCATAGATCAGTGTGCATTATTAAGAGGCAGTCTATGATAATCCTGTCCTAACTTCAAAGCGTAACACTCTTGGCAGTATCGTGACTTCAACTTTCGTTGTTTGGAGTATGCTGACTTGTCTTGTACACATACTATCACTTGCCTATCCGTTAGCATCGGAGAGTTATATATTAACCTATAAAAATTTCATCAAAACATCATCTGTGTGAACAAACCAACAAGTATCACCATTAATTGTCAAACTATACAAACCTCTCTCATCAATAGCAATCTCATCTCCTGGAAAAACCTCACCATCCAAAAACCTACTCGGCTTAACCATCTTAACAACCTTCTCAACCTTATGGTTCTTCTTAATACTCTCTGGAACAATAATCATACTCTCCTTATCAAACTCACTCTTAACAATCTCAACCAACGACCACTTATGAATAGGAACAATCTCATCACCCACAATCTTAGCATAACAAGACGTAACGCACTTAGCAACCATATCCCTAAAATAACTAAAGAAAAACCTATTGTTACTAACCCTATTCTCATTGCTAATCAAGAAATGATGAAAAGCCAACCTATCCCCCTCACTAATCTCATCCAAGTCAATACCATCCTTCCTAGCTATCCTAGATAAACCAATAGGCTTACTAACCAAAACACCCTCGTGAGGGATCTTACACTCATCCAATGGCAACACGCCATCCCCAGTAGTCCTATTAAACTTATTCTCAACAATCAAATCCTTAACACCATCTGGAGTCTCAATCTCATACTTTAAATTCTGCTGCAAATCAACATCTACATACAAAAAATTCTTTGGGAACACAGCCCCTTCTGGAACATCAATCATAACTATATAAAACTTTTTTCATCATACAAACTAGCCCGCGCTATACGCAAATCCCTTATCTTAACCTTTAACCCCTCAATCTCTTTATCTATATTACGCAAGTTAACCATCCGAGCATCCAAACCATCAACATCATCCAACACCTCATAATCCGTACAGTAAACATCACCCAAATTAAAAGAAACACCACTCTGAGTTAAAAACTTACCATCACCACACTTCTTAACAATCGCATACTCAGATAAAAAATTCTCTAAATAAAAAATCTCGTAATTATTACCAATCCTCCTGCAGAAATCATAAATCTTATACCAACCATCATCCAAATCCTTAACCCTAATCACATAATGATCTTTTACCAAATAAGGATTCTTACTCCTAATTTTTCTCAACTTTAAAAACCTAAGAAGCTTTCGCTTCAGCAACAACCTTAATAATCTCATCTTTTAACCTTTTAGTTATTAATAACGAACCTAAACTCTTAATCTTTAATTCAGAAAACTCATCAAACAAACTGTGAAACCGATCTGGCTCTAAAACAAAATAACGCTTGTCCATAGCATCAATATACTTCTCCTCATACTCCTGGAAACTATTCTCTAACTTAGTCTGAGGCTTCTCCATAAGCGTGTTACCATCCATAGGGAAAACCATCCAAGGCTCTAACTTCCTATTTATAAACTCAACATAACACCTTATCTCCTCCAAACCAACCTCCCCACTCATTACCAAATCCTCAACAGGTGGCAACTTTAACTTGTCTTCTAAAAATTCTGAAATCATAATCTTTCTAATTTATCTATAAATCCTACTCTTACGCTTACTTATAAAAACCATCTCCAAACCCAACTCATCCACATACTCCAAAAACTGATCTATCGTGAACTCAAACTCTCCGCTCTCCTTCCTACTTATCGCACTCCTATTTATTCCCAATCTCCTAGCCAAATCATTCTGACTCATCCCAGTCGCTTTTCGGTAATAAACCAACTCCTCCAATATCTCCTTTTTTAAATATTCCAAACCTCAAGTTTTAATACAAATGTATTCACAAAAAAATTCAAAAAATCATCAAATGTGTTCTCCACCCTCGGTGAAGGGGTATATTTTGTGACTTCTGACGTCACGAAGATATTTACAATTTTTCAATAAAAAAAAGAAATTCTAAAGTTTATTTTAATCATTGAAAGAAAAAATTCAAAAAATTTTTAGAAAATAATTGTAGGCTGTAGGGGGTAGAAGGTGGGGTTATAGGATATTTTTAGGGGATAGCAAATCAGTAGGGAAACCGCAAAATCTTGAGGGGGTGGGGCACATTCTCGGGCATTCCCTCGCGCGCGATACTACTATTTTCGTGCGTGACGCGCGCGCGCAACTAGTTTGTATTCAGCTCATTGCGTTTGTCCTATCTAATGATGGGGGAAAGTCCCCTTTTTTTTTGCGCTGAAAAAAAGTTCAAACGTGAGCGCGAAGATTATTTTTATTTCCGCGTTCTTTTCTTGCTGGCTT